GTGCCCGGTTCGGTGCCCAACACCTGTGGTCGCCAGCACCGGAGCAGACGCTCACGTTCCTGGCGTCGGCCATGTCGAAGTACGTCCTGCAGCCGGGTTGGGACACGATCCAAGGGTCGGCGATGCGGGATCCGCAGGCGTCGGGTTGGCGCCGGGTGACGCGCCCGAATGGGTGCCGGTTCTGCCGGATGCTCGCCGGACGTGGGGGTGTCTACAAGAAGGCCACCGCGCATTTCGCGAGCCACGGCAACTGCAACTGTGCCGCGGTGCCCGACTGGGACCCGTCCGCACCTGAGGTCGACGTCAATCAGTACGTGGCTTCCCAGCGCACGTCACGCATGAGTCCCGAGCAGCGCGAGCGTCACCGCGCGCGCGTCGCGGACTTCCTGGCCGACATGGCCGACTGACTCCCAGCCACGCGGCTGGGTTACGCCTACCCGAGCGGTCAATCGGGGCATGAAGGAGTGGTCCCCGTGGAGTTCCCTGTCACCGTCGAGAGCCAGTCTGCGTTCGACGACCTCGTGAAGACGCGCTTGGCGCGTGAGCGCGAGAAGTTCGCCGACTACGACGAGCTCAAGCAGAAGGCGACTGAGCTGACGACCTCTCAGGAGCAGTTCGAGGCTGCCATCACCGCTGCGAATCAGCGGGCCGAGGCCGCCGAGGGTGCCCTGTCTGAGCGCCAGAAGGCCGACGAGTTCGCTCAGGTGCGCGCCGAGGTCGCCAAGACCGCCGGCGTCCCCGCTGACGCGCTCCGTGGCTCCACGAAGGAAGAGCTCGAGGCTCACGCCGAGGTGCTCAAGCCGCTCGTCACGGCCCCTAAGGGGCCGGTCATCCCCAACCAGGGCAGCACGCCCGACGCCCCGCCTGTGAACGAGTTGCGCGCCTTCGCGCGTGGCCTGTTCGAGCGGGCAACCGCCGACTGACCAAGGAGAAGCATCATGGCTGTTCTGACCACCGGGGATCTCGTCATCCCTACCCAGATCCTCGACCCGTGGCTGGGCAAGATCCAGAACGGGTCCACGGTCGCCGCCCTGTCCGGGCAGACGCCGATGAAGTTCGGCAAGGGCCAGGCGTTCACCTTCGACATCGGCGAGGCCGAGTACGTCGGTGAGGGCGCGAACAAGGGCGCGTCGACCGTCACCAAGACGGTGCAGACGGTCGACCCGTTCAAGTTCCACAAGACCGTCCGCTGGACGGAAGAGGTCATGTGGGCCGACGAGGACCACCAGCTCGAGGTCGTCTCGGAGATCCTCTCCCTCATCCAGCCGGCCCTGTCGCGCGCGCTCGACTACGGCGTGTTCCACGGCATCAACCCGACGGGCGGCACCGCGGTCGCGGCCATGACGCAGCGGCTCGTGAACACGACCAACTCGGTGGAGATCGCCACCGCGGACAAGCCGTACGCGAACATCGACGCCGCTGACGCCCTCGTCCTTGCCGACGGGTTCGTCCCCGGTGACGCGGCGCTCGACCCGTCGTTCGCGGCGAAGTTCACGTCGCTGCGCACCTCCGAGGGCGTGAAGATCTACCCCGAGTTCCGCCTCGGCACGGGCGTCTCAGAGCTCGAGGGTCACCGCGCCTCGACGTCCAAGACGGTCGGTGCGGTTGGCGTGGCCGCCGCCGCGACGAACGTGAAGGGCTTCGTCGGCGACTTCTCGGCGATCCGCTGGGGTATCCAGCGGGCCATCGGGCTCGAGGTCATCCGCTACGGCGACCCGGACGGCCAGGGCGACCTCAAGCGCAACAACCAGGTCGCCTTCCGCGCCGAGGTCGTCTACGGCTGGGGCATCGCGGACCTGAATGCGTTCGCCAAGATCATCGACGCGGTGGCCTGATGGCTGACGTGACGACGGTGCGCCTGCGCAACGCCGTGACGGGCGTGGTCGTCGAGGTCGACGAGAGCAAGGTTGAGCGCCTCGGTCACGGCTGGAAGCCGGCGACCAGGGCAACCAAGCGGGCGGGTGCGAAGAAGGCCGAGGCCGAGCCTGAGGCCGACGCCGAACCCGAGCCCGAGCAGTCCGAGAAGTAGGAGAGAGGGGCCGTCATGGCTGCAGCATTCGCTTCGGCGACCGATCTTGCCGCCCGCTGGCGGCCCCTCACCCCTGCCGAAGAGACGATGGCGGACACGCTTCTCGGCGACGCATCACTGATCGTGCGGTCGGAGTGCCCAGACGTCGATGCGCGACTGAGCACGATCCCGCCAGCTCTCGACCCCGACGTCCCGAAGATGGTCGTCTGTGCGATGGTGAAGCGGGCGATGATCGCCGGCGTGGACGTCGAGGGCGTGACGAACACGCAGCAGACCGCTGGCCCGTTCTCGCAGTCGATGACGTACTCGAACCCGATGGGGAACCTGTACCTCACGAAGGCGGAGCGGAAGCTGCTCGGCTGTGGTGGGCAGGAGGCGTTCACTGTCGCCACACCCATCGCAGGGTCCAGCGCGCATCTCCCCTGGTGCTCGCTGGCATTCGGTGCCTTGTACTGCTCGTGCGGTGTGGATATCGCCGGGGTGCCGATCTTCGGGGCAGGCGGTGGGTCGTGAGCCTGCCGACGCCGTACGTGGTGAAGCGGGCGGCGTTCGTGGCTGGTGCGACGGATGCGCATGGCAACCCGCGTGAGACGTGGGCGACTCCGGTCGATGTTGCTGTGCATGGGTGGGCGCCGCCTGCTGCTGACAAGGAGCCGTCGGACCCGGGCCGCAGTTCGGTGATCCGCGACCTGGACCTGTACGCGCCTGCCGGCACCGTTGGCGGTTCGCGTGACCGGTGGACGGTCGACGGGGTGTTGTACGAGGCGGTCGGCTACCCGGAGGACTACACGAAGGGCCCATGGCAGTGGGCCGCGGGTGTCCGCATCAACCTCAGGTTCCCGGAGGGCTGACGTGGCTACCCCCAAGAAGGCGAAGGTTCTGATCAAGTGGCGCTTCCCGGTGTTCCGGGAGATGCGCACATCACCGGAGATGATGGCGGAGCTCGCGCGCCGGGCGGAGCGGATCGCTGCAGCGGCTGGCCCTGGCTACGAGGCTGGGACGCCGCGTGTAACGGGTGGCAAGGTCCGTGGCCGCGTGTCGGTGAAGACGGCGACGACGACTGCTCGACGTCGTGAGGCCAAGGATCACTCGCTTCTGCGGGCCCTCAATGCCGGGAAGGGGTGACCGTGGAGGCCATCACCTTCCCTGACGCTGAGGCTGTCGTCATCGGCTACCTGAACCCGCTGCTCGTCGCTGACGGTGACACGGCTCGCGCTTCGACACGCGTCCCTGCTGACCGTCCTGGTCGCCTGGTGCGGCCCATCCTGACGGGCGCGTCTCGGCGGAGCCTGTCGAAGCAAGACGCGCAGGTCACCATCGAGTGCTGGGCCCCGAACTCTGCCGACGCGAGCGCGCTCGCCGCGAAGGTCTACGGGTGGCTGTCCGCCCTCGACGTCGGCGGCTCCTACGTGCCCGCGGGCGCCGGCGGTTGGGTCGGTGGGCCGTACTTCGACCCTGACCCTGACACGGGCTCGCCGCGGTATGTCATGACCGTCATCATCCGCCAGTCCGCTGTCGTCCTGTAGGAGGCCGTCGTGAAGCTCGACCACCCCACGATCCCCGACTGCAGCGTTGACGTGTCCGCGAAGGACGCTCCCGCGTGGCTGGCTCAGGGCTGGGTCGACTCGACCCCGAAGCCCCCCAAGACCCCTCGATCGGCGACGACGAGGTAGCACCACCGAATCCCTTGAGGCGGCGCACGACCACAAGGGAGGCCCATCGTGGCCAACAACGTGAAGAACGTCGTCGCCGGGAAGCCGCTGGCTGCTGGTGGCGTGTGGCGGGCCCCTGTCGGGACCGCCCTGCCGACGGACGAGACGACCGCGCTGAACGCGGCGTTCAAGTCCGCCGGGTACATCGGCGAGGACGGCCTGACGGAGACGCAGGACCGCTCGACGGAGAAGATCAAGGCCTGGGGTGGGGACACCGTCAAGGTCGTGCAGACCGAGTTCGGTCTCACCTACCAGTTCACGTTCCTCGAGTCGGCGAGTGCCGAGGTGCTCAAGGCGGTGCATGGCGCCGCGAACGTGACGACCATGGCCGCGACGTCGAGCTCGGGTGCGAAGCACGCCGTGAAGATCACGTCGGAGCAACTGCCCCACGAGGTCTACGTCTTCGAGATCAAGGACGGTGACGCGCGGATCCGCATCTGCGTCCCGGACGGGCAGATCACCGAGGTCGGCGAGGTCACGTACTCCGACGCGGACGTCATCGGCTACCAGGTGACCGTGGAGGCGTTCTTCGACGCCACGCTCGGTGCTCAGGCCGTGAAGTACATCAACGACGGGCAGAAGTCCGCCTGACGTTGCACATACCCCTGCGGGGGCGGAGTTCGCGCGCCGCCTCGCCGCCCCCGCAGGTCCCCCTTTGAGGCGCGCGACACATGAGGAGGCGCATCCCATGACGACACCTGCCGGTGTGAAGAAGCCCAGTGATCGCAGGCCGAAGGCGAGCGACACGCACGAGGTCGAGGTGAACGGTCGCACGTGGACTGTCGCCGCCGATGCTCTCGACGACTTCGAGCTGCTCGACGACCTGAGCGAGATCGACAGCGGGAACCCGTCGCGGCTCCCCCGGGTCCTCAAGCGGCTCCTCGGGCCGGAGCAGTACAAGGCGGCACTGGACTCGGTGCGTGACCCGGAGACGGGCCGCGTGGGCGTCGAGGCCGGCGCGGAGTTCGTCGGCGCGCTGTTCGAGGCCCTCCCAAACTCCTGAGGCTCGCGGTGCTCCTGCGGGAGCATCGCGGGCCCATCCGAGCCGACTTGCGACGCGAGTACGGCCTGGACCTAGACGACGTGTGGACGGGCGACCTGCGCCCGACCGTGCTGCTCGAGCTCGTCGACAACCTCTCGCCTCAGGCGTCCCTGTGGCGCGCGCTGGACCCCGACGTTGTGTGGGATCTGCCGGGCACGCTCCTGGCGCTCCTCGTCGACGAGATCCGCGTGTTGCGGTGGGAGTTCGAGCGCGTCAACTTCAAGGGCAAGAACCGACCACCCGACCCGCTGCCCCGGCCCGGTGTGAAGCCGCCGGAGGACAAGGCCACGTTCGGTGGTGGTGCGTCCGCGCTCCCCATCGATGAGATGGCCGAGTGGCTGGGGTGGACACGCGCCCCTGAGATCACCCCCGCGGGCCGGGCCCTGCCCCATCGCGACACCCGAGGGCGATTCACGAAGAACTGAACACAGGAGGCCCTGATGGCGACCGAGCTCGGTGTCGCGTACCTGTCACTGTCGGCCTCCACGAAGGACTTCGCGAAGGACGTCAAGGCTGCTCTCA